CAGCATTCCGGAAAACTGGAAAGGTTGAAAAAGTGTCCACAATTAGCCACATTCGGGACTTAATCCCTGATAAGTCGAACAGAAGGCAGCATAATCCCAGAAATATTGGAATGGTGGTCGATGCGCTGCAGAAGGTCGGCGCGGCGAGGTCGATTGTCATCGATGAGCACGGCATCATCCTGGCCGGCAATGGCGTGACCGAGGCCGCAGCCGAGGCGGGGATCACGAAGGTCGGCGTGATCGACGCGGCCGGCGACGAACTAATCGCAGTGCGGCGAACTGGCCTCACGGAAGACCAGAAGCGCGAGCTGGCCATCTACGACAACAGGACCGGCGAGCTCGCGTCATGGGATTTGGAGCAACTGCAGTCGGACAAGGACGGCGGCCTGAGCCTGCAGCCATTCTGGACCGTCGAGGAGGAACTGGCCTTGCTCGCGCAGGCCGGCGTGGTGCCAGGACGCACGGATGCCGACTCAGTGCCGCAGGTGCGCGCGACCGACATCGCGCCTGGCGACCTGTTCGAGCTTGGAAGGCATCGCATCCTTTGCGGTGACAGCACAAGCGGCGATGACGTGGCGCGGCTGCTTGCTGGCGCGGTGCCACCGTTGATGGTGACCGATCCGCCCTACGGCGTTGACTACGACCCGACATGGCGAGCCAAGGCCGGCGTCAACAAAAGCAACAAGAAGATGGGCAAGGTTGCCAACGACGACCGCGCCGACTGGACTGAAGTGTGGCGGCTGTTTCCTGGCCAGGTGGCCTATGTCTGGCACGATGGATTGAAGTCAAGCATCGTGCAGGCTTCGCTCGAGTTGGCCGGGTTCGACATGCGCTCGCAGATCGTGTGGGCCAAGGACAGACTGGCGTTGTCCCGTGGGGATTATCACTGGCAGCATGAGCCCTGCTGGTATGGCGTGCGATCGGGTCACAAGGGGCTACGAACCCCGGATCGATCGCAGGCGACTCTGTGGCGCATTCCTGTCCCGCGCACAGCCGAGGACGCATCATCGGACACGTCCACCGTGTGGGAAATCGAGTCGCGGGAAGACGGCGGGCACACGCACGGCACGCAGAAGCCTGTCGAATGCATGGCTCGCCCGATGCGGAACCATATCGCCGCGGAAGTGTTCGAGCCGTTCAGCGGCAGCGGCACGACGATCATCGCCGCGGAAATGCAACGGCGCCGGTGTTTCGCGATTGAGTTGGAGCCGTCCTACGTGCAGGTGGCCATCGATCGTTGGGAAGCCTTCAGTGGCCTGAAGGCGACGAAGGTGGGCGCATGACAGGCCGAAAACGCACACCGACGGCGCTCCACATCCTGCGCGGCAATCCCAGCAAAATGAAGCTGTCGACCACCGAGCCGACGCCGGCCCTGATGGACGAGACGCATCCGGCGCCAGAGTGGCTCGACCCAGAGTCGAAGCGCGAGTGGGCGCGCGTTGCGCCGATCCTGGCGAGGAATGGACTGCTGACCGAGATGGACACCGACGCGCTGACCGCCTACTGCTCGACCTGGGCGACCTGGCGCGACGCCAATCAGAAGATTCGCCAGTTCGGCGCGGTGGTCAAGGCCGGCAACGGCGCGCCGATGCCGTCACCGTATCTGTCGATCAGCCATCACGCGATGGGCGAACTGCGACGATTCATGATCGAGTTTGGGATGACGCCGTCATCCAGGGCGCGGGTGCAGAAACAGCCCGACACGACGAAGGTGCGCTCGAAGTGGGCCGGCGAGCTGGGATGAAGGTCGAAACACCCGCTGATCGTGCCGTGCGGCTGATCAACGGGCTGAGTCACACCAGCGGCCCGTTCGCCGGCGAGTTGTTCAATCTGCGGAAGTGGCAGGAGCACCAGATCATCCGGCCGCTGTTCACGACCCGCAAGGACGGCTTGCGGCAGTATCGCACCTGCTTGCTGATGCTGCCTCGCAAGAACGGCAAGAGCGAAATCTGCGCGGCGCTGGCGATCTACTTCCTGCTGTTCGACGGCGAGGTCGGCGCGCAGGTCTACTCGGCTGCGGCTGACCGTGAACAGGCGGCGCTGGTGTTCAATGTCGCGGCGCAGATGATCCGCAACGATCCCGAGCTGCTCGAGGTCTGCGAGATTATCGACTCGCAGAAGCGCATTGTTCACCGCAGGAGCGGCAGCTTCTATCGAGCCATCAGCGCCGAGGCGTATTCGAAGCACGGCTTCAACGCCTCGGTCGTGATATATGATGAATTGCACGCGGCGCCCAGTCGAGAATTGTGGGATGTGATGTCGACCAGTCAGGGCGCGCGCCTCCAGCCGTTGATGCTGGCGATCACGACCGCCGGCTACGATCGGCACTCGATTCTGTGGGAACTGTACGCCCACGCAAAGAAGGTCGAGGAGAACCCGTCCATCGATCCGGCGTTTCTGCCGATCATCTTCGAGGCACCGATTGACGCCGACTGGACAAGCGAGCAGGTCTGGAAGGCGGCAAATCCGGCGCTGGGCGACTTCCGGTCGCTCGAGGAGATGCAAATCGCCTGTCAGCGCGCGCAGTCGATCCCAGCGCAGGAAAACACTTTCCGAAGGCTGTACCTGAATCAGTGGACGGAACAGAGCGAGCGCTGGATCGACTTGGCGACCTGGGACGCCTCGGCCGGCGTGGTCGACGTCGCCGAGCTACGCGGTCGCAAGTGCTTTGCCGGCCTCGATTTGTCCAGCCGCACCGACCTGACGGCGCTGGTGCTGGTGTTCCCGGACGAGGATGGCGGCACGACCGTGCTGCCGTATTTCTTCGTGCCTGGCGACAACGTCGCGGCCAGAGAGCGCACCGACCGCGTGCCGTACGCCCAGTGGATCAAGGCCGGCCACATCACCGCGACGCCTGGGAACGTCGTCGACCAGGGCTACATCCGCGAGCGGATCAACCAGCTGGGCGTCGAGTTCTCGATTCAGGAGCTGGCTTTCGATCCCTGGAACGCGACCAAGATCACCACCGAACTCAAGGGCGACGGGTTCGAGATCGTCGAGCTGCGGCAGGGGTTCCGGTCGCTGAGTGAGCCGACGAAGCACCTCGGGGCGCTGGTGGCCTCGAAGAAGCTTCGCCACGGGGGGCATCCGGTGCTCCGCTGGATGGCCTCGAATATGGTTGTGCGACAAGACCCCAATGGCAACCTCGCTCCCGACAAATCCAAAGCCACCGACAAGATCGATGGCATTGTCGCGCTGATCACGGGTCTGGCTCGATCCATTGTGCAACCGCAACGGCGCTCGGTCTATGAGCGCAGGGGAGTGCTCGTCTTATGAAGAACGAACTCGTCAGTGTCAAGGAAGCGGCAAAGCTGGCGCGGGTGAGTGAGGATACGATGCGGCGCTGGGTCGACAAAGGCGCGGTGCGAGTGCTGGTGGCCTCGCCGGCGGCGCGACGATTGCTGGTCATGCGCGCAGACGTCGATCCGTCCTATCGCACGCCAAAACGTCGAGACGGGCAGTAACGGCGTCAACCCGCATAGTGTGGCAGAGGGTGGCATAAGGTGGCATAGCGCCACGCTCACCCTAGACCCGCCGAGGCGATCCGTGCGCTAGTAGCGGTGGATGCCCTCGACTCAGAGAGGTCTGCTCGATCGCCTGCTTGGCCGTATCTCGTCACCACGCTCGAAAAGCCTGACGATCGGCGGCACGGCGCTCGAAGACTTTATCCGCGACGGCTTGGTGATGGACAAGCAGAGCTTGGCCTTCTCGGTCGCGGCGGTGTATGCCTGCGTCCGCGTCATCGCGGAGACCACCGCCTCGCTGCCGCTGATCCTGTATCGGCGGCGCGCGGATGGCGGCAAGGATCGCGCTGATGCCGATCCGCTCTATGACCTGCTCCGCACCAAGCCGAACCCCTTCCAGACCTCGATGGAGTTCCGCGAGCAGATGATGTCGCACGCGCTCCTGCGCGGCAACGCCTACGCCAAGATCATCCGCGACGGCGCTGGCAACGTGATCGAGTTGCTGCCACTCGACCCCGACGGGATGACCGTCACTAGGGGATCGTACGGCCTGATCTACACCTACCGGCCAAGCGCGGGCAAGACCGAAGTCTACGAGCAGCCGAATCCGTCAACCTATGCGCCGATCCTGCACCTCAAAGGACTGAGCACGAACGGGTTAGTCGGTCGCTCGGTGCTCCAAGATTCAGCGGAAACGCTATCCAGCGCGCGGCTGGCGCAGCGTTACGGCCAGCGGATTCTGGAAAACGACGCCACGCCGTCGGTCGTGATCAAGCACCCGCAGATGCTCGACGAGGAAGCGGCGACGCGCCTGCGCGAATCCTGGCAGCGCGCCTTCTCGGGTTCAGGTCGCGCCGGCGGCACCGCGGTGCTCGAAGAAGGCATGAGCGTCGAGAAACTCTCGATGACCAGCCAGGACGTCCAATACCTGGAAACGCGCCGGTTCCTGCGGTCAGAGATCGCCTCGATCTTCCGCGTGCCGCCGCATCTGATCGGCGACCTCGACAAGGCGACCTTCTCGAATATCGAGCAGCAGTCGATCGAGTTTGTGACCCACTGCATCCGGCCCTGGGCGGTGCGGCTCGAGCAGGCGATCCACTGCGCGATCCTGAGCGATTCACCGCAGCAGAAACGCACTTTCTTCGTCGAGCTGATGCTGGACGGCCTGATGCGCGGCGACCTGCAGTCGCGGTATGCCGCCTACAGCGTCGCTCGCAATGCCGGCTTCCTGAGCGTGAACGACATCCGCAAGCTGGAGAACATGAACCCGATCGACGGTGGCGACCGCTACCTGGAGCCGCTCAATATGCAGTCGGTGGGCGAGGATGGCTGATTACCTCGGCGAAGAGATCGACCTGCAACCGACCGAGGCTATGCAGCGCGAGGCCGCGATCGGCTTGGAGTTTCGCGAGGAGTATGGGCGCGGCGGCACCGCGGTCGGCGTCGGGACGGCCAGGGCGATCCTGAGCGGTTCGGAACTGTCGCCCGAGCGCGTCCGTCGGATGTATGCCTACTTCGAGCGGCACGAAATCGATCGAACAGCGCCTGGCTACGACGACGACGATGAGGAGTATCCCTCGGCCGGCAAGATTGCCTGGCTGCTCTGGGGCGGCGATCCGGGTCGAGTCTGGGCTACGAGGAAGAGGGGCGAACTGATGAGAATCGACGAAATGAACCAAGGCGATCGCCAGCTGTCGCTGCGGCAGATGCCTTGCGAGTTCAAGGCGCACGATGATACACCTCACACGTTTGAGGGCTACGGATCGGTCTTCGGCGTCCAAGACGCCTACGGCGACATCGTCGAGCCTGGTGCCTTCACCGAGACGCTGCAGAAGTCGCATCAGTCGGGGATCATGCCGGCGATGCTGTGGCAGCACAATGCCGTTTCGCCGATTGGTGTCTGGACGGCGATGCATGAGGACGAGTACGGCCTGCATGTCATCGGCGAGCTGGCCGACACCACGCTCGGCAACGAAGCCTACACGCTGATGAAGATGGGCGCGCTCAGCGGCTTGTCCATCGGGTATTCGGTGGTGCGCGATGAATACGACCGCAAGCGCGATGCGCGTTTGCTGAAGCAGATCAATCTCTGGGAAGTCTCGCCTGTCACGTTCCCGGCCAACAGTGACGCGCGAGTCGACTCCGTGAAGAACGCCGACGGCGGCTATCGAGGGTTGGAGCGCATCCTGCGCGATGCAGGCTTCTCCCGCTCTCAAAGCAAGCTTATCGCCAGTCGAGGATTGGGCGCGCTGCGTGAGGCAGAGGCGAAAGAGATCACGTTGTCAGACGCGGATGTCGCTGCCTTAGTGGCGAGATTCAATTAGCAACCGTTTAGTGGAGACGATCGATCATGAATGAGATCAAACAGGTGCTTGAGGCGCAGGCCCAAGCGTGGGAACAGTTCAAGAGCGCCAACGACGAGAAGCTGGCCGCGATTGAGAAGCGCAGTTCGGTGTCCGATTACGACGCCAAGCTCGCCAAGATCAACGCCGACCTGGAACGGCTGAGCGAGTCGCAGAAGGCGATCGCCGCCGCGCAGACCCGCACGGAGACCGTGGTCGAGCAGACCAGTGACGAACACCGGAAGGCGTTCCAGCGCTTCATCCGCAAGGGTGACGCGATGGCCCTGGACGGCATCAAGGGCGCGCGCGTCAGCGATGACACGACCGGCGGCTATCTGGTGCCGGCGGCGGTTGTCGGGCCGATTGTGCAGCGCATCTTCGACTCCTCGCCCGTGCGCCAGGTGGCGCGCATCCAGGCGATCACCGGCAACGCGATCGAAGGCGCGGTCGATTACGGCCAGTTGTCGGTCTCGTGGCTCGACGAAGTGACGGCCAGCAGCGACCCGACCACGCCGTCGCTCAAGAAGTATCGCGTCGAGGTCAACAACCAGCGCAGCTCGCCGCGGATTTCGCCCGTCCTGCTCGAAGATGCGGCGGTGGACATCGAAGCCTGGATCGGCGAGAAGATCGCCCGTGACTTCGCGCTCAGCGAGAACACCGCCTTCGTCGCTGGCTCGGGTGTCGCGCAGCCTCGCGGCTTCACGACCTACACCACGGCGGCAACGGCTGACAGCTCGCGCGCCTGGGGTCAGTTGGAGCACGTCAAAACCGGCACGGCTGGCGGTTTCGGCAGCAACGCCAACGGCATCGACAAGCTGACCGACGTCGCGTACAAGGTCAAGGCTGGCTATCGGCAGAACTCGGTCTGGATGATGTCCAAGGCCACCCTGGCGACGGCTCGCCAGATCAAGACCAGCAACGGCGACTACATCTGGCAACCCAGCGCTCAGGCCGGCACGCCGGCGACGCTGCTTGGCTACGCGGTGGTCGAGGCCGAGGACATGCCGACGATCGCCACGGACAGCCTGTCGGTGGCGTTTGGCGACTTCCGCGCTGGCTACATGGTGGTCGATCGCATCGGCCTCAGCGTGCTGCGCGATCCCTACAGCAACAATCCCTACACCACGTTCCACGCGGTGCGTCGTGTGGGCGGCGGTGTGGTGGATTTCGACGCCATCAAGTTCCTCAAGTTCTCGGCGTAACCGTTATTCAGCAGCAGGAGAAGACATATGCTTCGCGATTCACTCGACGAGATCAAAGTGACCTCCGCATTCAACTACGCCGCTCGGACGGCGTCGGCGAATGGCACCAACATCATCGACATGCAGGGCTTCGGTGCGTGTTCCTTCGTGGTGCAACTCGCCACGGTGACCACGGCTGACAGCTCGAACCTGTTCACGTTCACCATCACGCACGGCGACGACTCGACGCTGAGCGATGCCGCCACCGTGACGGCGGCGCTCGGTCTGCTCGGCAGCAACCTCGTGATCAACGATGCGGCCACGCAGAGCAACATGCGCGGCATCATGGGCTACGTCGGCGGCAAGCGCTACGTGCGCCTGGTGGCGACCGAAACCGGCATCGCGTCGGCGGCGTTCTCGGCTGATGCCATCCAGACGATGGGCGCATCGCAGCCGGTCGGCGACTCGGCGTTCGCCTAACTCGACCAGAGACGCGCTGGGGCTATCTCTGGCGCGTCTCTTCATCTTGGGTGTTGTCGATATGATTGTCGAAATGTTGCGGGACGTGGTGCTGTCCGATCGCGTGTTGCGCGTCGGCGCTGTCGACGTGCCTGACCCGCTCGCAGCGGCTTTGATCTATCAGGGCGTTTCTCGAGCGCTGGCCTCGCCGGTCATCGCGGCGGTCGTGCCGCCAGAAGTGAAGGGCAAACGACGTGTGGCAGTCCCAGCCCGTTAGCACGCTGATCACGGCGCCGTCGGTCGAGCCGTTGACGCTCGCCGAGGCCAAGGTGTATCTGCGCGTCGATTCGACGTCCGAGAACAGCCTGATGACCGGCATGATCGTGGCGGCTCGGCAATACGTGGAGACGTACACCCGTCGCGCGTTGACGACGCAGACCTGGGACTTCCGCTACGCCGCGCTGATGGAGACGCGCCGGCCGTTGATCGTGCCGCGCGCACCCTTGCAATCGGTGACCTCGGTCACCTATCTCGACGACGACGGCGCGACGCAGACGTTCAGCAGCGCCGACTATACCGTCCGCGTGTTTGCCGGCCCGACCGCGGGTCGTGGCTACGTCGAGCTGGACGAGGACATCTCTCTGCCGTCGCTGTTTACGGACGCCTTGCTGCCGGTGACGGTGCGCGCGGTCTGTGGCTATGGCGCGGCGGCGGCGGTGCCGGACGGCCTGAAGATGGCGATGTATCTGCTGCTTGGCGACCTCTACGAACAGCGCCAGGAGACCATGACCTCGACGTCGTCCAGCACGAAGACCACGACCGAGCGGCTGATGGCACCGTATCGGCTGCTCGAGGTGCCATGATCATTGGATCACTGCGACGCGAGATTGCCGTCGAGAACCCGACGCGGACGGCCGACGGCGAAGGTGGCTTCACAGACACCTATGCCGCGGCATCGCCGTCGCCGGTCTGGTCGCGTTTGGAACCGGCCACGCCGCGCAACGTCGAGCGCCTGGTCGGCAACACGATCGACGCGCCGATCACCCACATCGTCACCATGCGGTACCACGCCAGCGTCTCGGCGATTACGCGGCTGACCTACGGCTCGCGGTATCTGTTCGTGCGTGGTCTGCAGAACGTGGACGAGCGGAATGAAGTGCTGCATCTGGCCTGCGAGGAGCTGGCGTGAGCTTCTCCTGGAACGGTCTGACGAGTTTTCGGGCGCAGTTGTCGGCGATGCCTGGGGCGTTGGCTGATGCGGCGGTGCCGATCCTCCAGAGCACCGCGGATCAGGCCGCAGAGACGATTCGCCAGCAGTATCCGGTGGTCACGGGCAACCTGCGGCGTGGCGTCAAGGTGCGCGGTCTGAAGCGCGAGGGCGCAGCGGTCTCGATTGTAGTCGCGAGCACGGCGCCACACGCGCATTTGTACGAATATGGCACGGTGCTGCGAGCGAATCTGAAGGGGTCGAATCGCGGCACGATGCCGGCGAAGCCGGTGATCTCGGCGGTCGCGCCCAGATTCAGGCGCGCGATGGATGGGGAACTGATCGACATGCTCGAGCGGAAAGCGCGAGAGGCGGTGTCGTGAGTTCGCCACTCGCCGCTGCCGTGATCGCCAAGTTGGCGAATGACGCCACCTTGACCTCGCTCGCGCCTGGCGGCGTGTTCCGCGACGTCGCGCCGCAGGACACGACCGGCCCATATATGATCGTCACGCAGATGGCGCACGAAGACGTCTACCAGCAGGTCAAGGCGCTCGGGTTCGAGTCGGCCCTGTATCTGGTCAAGGCTGTGCAGTCGTCGACCTCGGCCTCCGGTGCGATGGCGGCGGCAGCTCGAGCGCATGTCCTGCTGCAGAGCGCGAACCTGACCATCTCGGGATTTAACTGCATGGACGTGCGCCGCGAAGAGCGAGTCGAATACGTCGAGATCGACAATGAAGGCGATCGACGGTTCCAGCACCGCGGCGGCATGTATCGCGTCGAGGCGTCACCCGCATGATGCCCCAGAAGTTCCTGGTCGTGCATCCAGGCGCGCAATTCTCAACGCACGATGTCCATGTCGCGCTAGTCGAGGGTCTGCGCGCGCGCGGCTGCGCGGTGGCCGAGTTCAGGCTGGACGGACGCATCGAGCGGCAGCATCAGTTCCTTCACTTCTTGTGGCGCCGCGAGAAGAAAGCCCGACCCGACACGCACTGGCCGAAGCCGACCGCCGCCGACGTGCTGTATCAAGCCAGCGCCGGCCTGGTCGAGCGCGCGCTGCAGCGGAATTGCACCGATGTGATCGTCGTCAGCGCGATGTTCCTGCAGCCAGAACGGATCGCGCTCTGCCGGCGAGCCGGTCTGCGGGTGTGGCTGCTCTGCACCGAAAGCCCGTATGACCTCGAGCAGGAAATGCGGATCGCTGGCCTCTGTAACGGCTGCTGGACGAACGAGCGCACCTCGGTGCCGGCGCTGCAGGCGATGACGCCGACCGCGTATCTGCCGCACGGATGGCGACCTGGTGTGCATGATCAGGTGTCCAACGCGACGCCAGACATCGACGTGCTGTTCGTCGGCAGTCTCTTTAATGAGCGCCGGCGCTGGATCGAAGCCGTTGACTGGACGGGCATCGACCTGGCGATCTATGGCACGACCGAGATGCTGGGGTCGCGCTCGAGCTTGCAGGCCCATGTGCGCGGTCATATGGTGAGTAACGTCGACGTGGTCGCGCTGATGCAGCGATCGCGGATCGTGCTCAACCTGTTCCGGGGCAGTCCTGGCGTCATTGCGGAGTCACTCAATCCGCGATGTTACGAGGCCACCGCTGCTGGTGCGTGCCTGGTCTCGGATGCGCGTCCTGAACTGACCGAGGTGTTCGGCGACAGTGTGCCGATCATCACGCCTGAGACGACCTCGTCGGTGCTTCGCGAGCTTCTGGCTGATGACGCGCGGCGTCTGAGGCTGGCCTCATCCGCACGGAAGGCTGTGGCCGCGGCCAGTTGGCCCGTGCGCGTCGATCAAATGTTGGCAAATATCAATCAGTGGCAGCAGTCGATGCTGTCGAGGAGTGCATAGGCGATGGCAAAATATCACGGTAGGAGCGGCTCTCTGTTTCTCGCGTCGGCCAATGGCGGCAGCGCGATCTCTGTCGTCAACCTGACGCAGTTCAGCCTCTCGCAGGAAACCGACACCGCGGACGTCACGGCGCTCGGCGACACCGCGCGGTCGTTCGTCCTGGGTGTGAAGAACAGCACGGCGACGTTCTCGGGCTTCTTCGCGGATGATGCGGATGTGCCGTTCGACGCCTTCGATCAGAATCAGAGCGGCGGCACGGTGCCGGCGTATCTGTATCCAGGCGGCAGCGGCGTGGCGCGGTACTGGCACGGCGAGGTCTGGCCGACGGCGGTCTCGATCGAAGACGGCGTCGGTGGCGCGGTCACGATCAGCGGCAGTCTGCAGTTCAACGGCAGCTGCACGCGCGTCGGGTAATCGCTGATGAAGCTGGCCGGGATTGAAGGCGAGATTAAGTGGTCGTATATGACCGCTGCCTCGTTCGGGCCGTGGCAGGTCGACACACACGCAGACGGCACGGCGTCGCTCACGGGCGGCGTCGTGTCGTTTGATCCGTATCGGGTGTCGCAGGCACCCTTAAAGGCGCGACTCTGGATCGGCAATCACACCCAGACGCGCCCGGTCGTCACCCTGCAGATTACGGCCGAGTCGATCACCGCGACGCTCGGGCCATCGGAGAGCAAATGAAGAAGCACACGACTCAGGAACACGCCAACAGCAGCTGGTTTACGAAGCCCTCGACGACGCGACTGTCGCTGCCTGATCTGGCCGGCATGGATCAGGATCAGTGGATCGACGTCAAGCACGAACTCTCAGCCGGCGAGCAGCGCGCGGCGATGGCGCGCACGGTGCATTCGATTCGCGCGGATGGACGCATCGAACCGAACCTCGAGCAGGTCGGCGTGGCCGAAGTGCTGGCCTACCTCGTCGACTGGTCGCTGCAGGATGAGCAGGGCAAGTCGGTGCCGTTGAACGAAAGCGCTCTCAAGGCGCTGCGCGTCGACGCGGCGCGCGCGATTGAAGACACCGTGCGCGCGCATGTCGCGGCGGTCGCGGAGGCCGCAAAAAAAGCGAGCACCGGCACTACGTCACTCTTGGCCTGAGGGTCTGTCGCATCATGCGATGGTCGTGGGCCGAGTTTGAGGCGGTGCCGGTCAGTGTGTTGACTGTGTTATTGGACGAACTGCAGCGCGAATCGGAATCGAGAGACTAGTGGCTGTTACCGCGAAATTCCAAGCCGACTTCAGCGACTTCCTGCGCGCCGTCAAGGCGGCTGATGGGAGCCTCGAGGCATTGCAGTCGGCGGCTGGCAGCACGACGTCCAGCGTCCAGCGTCTCGCGAATAGCTTCAGCGGCGAAACGCTGATCCGTCGGGCCACGGACGCGGTCGAGTCGATCAAGCTGATCGGCGGCGTTAGCAAGCTGAGTGACAGCGAGGTCAGCAAGCTCTCAGCGGAGATGGAACGCGCGGTCGACAAGATGCAGCGCATGGGCGTGGCGGTGCCGACCACCGTGGGCGCGTTGCGATCTGAACTGACCGATCGCCTGCCAGCCGCCGCCGCCAAAAGCACGGGCGCGATGGCGAAGCTGGGCCAAGGCTTTACCCAGGCCTTTGCGGCCTTCACCTTGGCCGGACTGGCCGATCGGGCCATCAGTCAGCTGATCAGCATCGGCAGTCAGTCGCTTCAGGCGGCGGGTGATATCGCTGACCTGGCCGACAAGACGGGCCTGTCGGTCTCGACGCTGCAGGAGATGTCCTTCGTGGCCGGCCAGACCGGCACGACGATCGAGGCACTCAGCAAGGCCGCACTCGACCTGGGCATCCGGCTGGGCAAGGGCGGCAAGGGTGTCGCCGAGGCCGTCAGCGAACTCGGTCTGGAGCTGCAGACGCTGCAGGGCTTGTCACCGGACGATCAGTTCCGAGAGATTGCGCGAGCCGTCGGCGAGATTGAGTCGCCGCAGGATCGAGCCAGGATCGCGGTCGAGCTGTTCGGGAAGTCGGGCAAGGAAATCTTAGCGGCGATCGAGCAGGGCTATGACCGTCTGGCGGCGGCGGCGCCGCGCATGTCGGACAAGAACGTCGAGGCGTTGGATCGCATCGGCGATCACTGGTCGCTGCTGAAAGACGGCAGCGTCACCGCGATCGGCGCGATCATTGGCGCGACCTTCCGATTCGGCGAGACGGTCTCGAATGTCTTGACCTTGGGTCAATACGCGACGGCCATCGAGAACATCGCCAACTCAGCGGTCAAGGCCGCTGACAAAATCAACAACGTCACGCAAGTCACGGACGACTATGTCGGGGTCTACCTCGAAGCGTTATCGGTCACGAACAAGCTGACGAAGGAGCAAGTGTTCCAGATCGCCTCTGGCGAGCGCATGGGCGCGACGATGGAGCAGTTGACCGAGAAGTTCGGCGTCAGCGAGCAGGTGATCAAGCTCGCCACCGAACGCTACAAGGCGCTGACTGACGCCCAAAAGAAATCAGAGGAGCAGACCGCGAAGGCTGCTGAGACGCAGCGGAAGTTCCTCGACTCGATCGGCGATCTGCGGGTCTGGGCTGAGTACAAGCAGGGCGTGCAAGACTCTGGTCAGGCGCTCCAGAATCTGTCCAAAGGTCTGGAGGCCAACGGCAACCTGATGTCCCGCTCGAATAAAGAGGCGGGGATCGCTCAAGTAGAGGCGCAGAAATTAGCGGACGAGTTCACCGGCAAATTAGTGCCGGCGATCAAGGCCGTGTCTACCGCGCTAGAGAAACCGCCAGACTTGGCGGCGTTCAAGGGCGCCATCTCGCAGCTCGGGCCGACGATCCTTGGGGCGCTGCAGGGCGGCGGCGACGTGGTCAAGTCGATCGGCAGTTCGCTCGGTCAGGGTCTCGGCACTGACCTGGTCACCAAGTTCGGTGGCTCGATTATCTCAAAGCTCGGCCCGACGCTCGGCGGCGCGGTCAACAGCCTGATTCCAGGCGTCGGCGCGCTGCTCGGGCCTCTAATGGGTGCGGTCGCCGGCAAGCTGCAGGGACTGTTCACGAACACGCTGAAGAAGGAAGTCGAAGCGGCAAATAAGGAAATCGACAAGCTCAAAGATGCCTTATTCAAGTCGTTCGGGCCGCTTGAAGACCTCGAGCGAAAGGCGCAGGCGGTCGGGCTGTCGTTCGTCGAGGCGTTCGGGCATCAGGGCCAGCAGGGGCTGAGGGATTTCACCGCGCTGACCGAGCAGTTCAAAAAACGCTGGGAAGCGTTGAACGCGGAACTGGCGAACAGCCAGGCGGCGCTCAAGGGCGTCGAAAGCGAGATCAGCGGCCTCATCGCCAAGGCGCAGGGACTTGGCTACGAACTGAACGCGAATGGCGAAATCGTCGGCATCTCGTTCGAGAAGATGAAGACGCTCGCGAAGGACTACGGCATCGACCTCGCGGCCCTCGGGCCAGCCTTCCAGTCCGCGCAGATTAGCGCCGGCGCGGCGCAGCTGATCATGGACTTCGACCTGCTGACCAGAGGCGGGGCCGATTTCGACGCCGTGCTGGCTGGCATGGCTGGCTCGATCAATAAGCTGGTGCAGGACTCGATCAAGTTCAAGGTCGACATCCCCGAGAACATGCGCCCGATGATCGAGGGTCTGTTCAAAGCTGGCAAGCTCACCGACGAGAATGGCGTCAAGCTGAAAGACCTCTCGGGCATCAAGTTCGGCGCGCCTGTCAAGACCGAGTTCGACAAGATTGTCGATGTATTGACGCCGTTGATCGCGCGCATGGGCGAGCTGGTGGACGCGATTCAAAGCCTTTCTGATCGGATCGACGCGGCCACCAGGCCACGGACGGTCGACATCGGCTTCAACGTCGCGCCCATTCCCAACATTCCCGATTTTGGTGTGGCTGAGCCAGCCTTCGGTGGCGGCGTCGCGCGGGGCCGTGTGGAGCGGTTCGCTGGCGGGGGCATGGTGGGCGGCAGCGGCGAATCGGACGCCGTGCCGGCCCTCCTGACGCCTGGAGAGGGCATTCTCAGCCGGCGCGGGATGCAGGCGCTCGCGAAATTGAACCACGGCGGGGCCATCGGGTCTGATCCGGCGCTCCGGGCCGAGATTCGCGGTCTCCGCGCTGATCTGTCCCTGATGCAGCAAGCGCAGGAACTGCTCCTGCCGCGGTCGATCGCCCGTGCGGTACGCGATGCCATCCTGGTGGCGACGTAATGGCAGCGATTACCACCGCGATCGAGCTGGAGCTGATCGGTCGCGATGCCGGATGGACGGCAATCTCGGGCGACGTCTTGTCGCCGCTGTCGATGCGCTACGGCATCCGCGGCAGCGGCCCGACCGACCGCACCGCCTCGAGCGGCCAGTGCCGATTCGTGCTTGACAACAGCGCCAGCAACAGCGGCGGCGTGGTGGGTTACTACTCTCCAGGTCATGCCTCTGCTCGTCCAGGCTTCACGCTCGGCATTCGCGTGCGGGTCACACTGACCGATCCGGCCACCTCAGTCAGCACCGTGAAGTTTGTTGGCTCCATCACCACGATCGTGCCAGATGCTGGCGCCTATGGATCGCGGCGGGTGCAGGTCGAAGCCAGCGACTGGATGGATGACGCCGCTCGAGCCAATACGCAAGGCATCACGACGCAGATCAACAAACGCAGCGATGAGGTGTTTTCGACGCTGGTCTCGAATGTCGCGCGCGCACCTGAGGCGACCTCGATTGCGACTGGCCGCGACACCTATGCCTACGCGCTCGACACGGCGCAGGACGAGAAAGCGACGCCCATCCTTGGAGAAATCGCCTCGGTGGTCGCCAGCGAGCTGGGCTACTGCTATCAAAAGGGCGATGGCACGGTCGTCTTCGAAGCGCGATTCAATCGACTGAGCATCACCGATCAACTGATCCTGACTAACGACATGGAGCAGGTCGGCGTCACGAACGACCGATCGGACGTCTTGACGCGCGTCCAGGTCACGACGCATCCGCGTACCGTGGATACCTCGAACGTCGTGCTGTATCAACTGAAGACGGTCACCCGTGTGCCGTTTGGTGAGTCGATCACGCTGCTCGGGCCATATACCGATCCAGACGCTAGAGCAACCCGCGTCGGCGGCACGTCGATGGTGACGCCAGTCGCGGTCACCGACTATTTGATGAATAGCCTAGCTGATGGCACTGGTAATAATCTGACGAACTCCTTCTCGGTTTCGGCTGAGCTGGGCGGCAACAGTGTCAGGTTTACGATCACGAACAACGCCACCGTCGAAGGCTTCATCACGTTCCTGCAGACCAGAGGTCTGGGCATCTACGACTACGAGAAGACGGTCGCCGAGGTCAGCAACTCCGCGCTGGCAGCAAGCTATGGCGACTCCGTCGCGATTGTGAATATGCCCTTCCAGGATGATCCGGCGGTCGGCATTAATGCCGCGCGATATCTTTTGGGCCTGTACGAGCCAGCCACAGTCGGCATTTGGTATCTCGGGCAGTCTGGAGCCAGCGAACTGGGTGTCACGACGCAACTGGCGTATTTCGCGCCGGTCGCGGTCGGTTCCGTGCGGCTGTCGCCGCGCACCTCTGCGCTGCAGACGCAGATGATCGTGCGCGAGGTCGGCGACCGCATTCGCGTGAATGAGACCGTCACCGGCCTCGCGGCCAGTTTCTACATCCAGTCGGTCGACATGGACGTCGTGGCGCCAGGCATTCCGACGGTCACCTGGGGACTCGCACCAGCCGGCGCGCAGCTGTATTGGGCGCTCGGGCAGACGGGCTACGGCGAACTCGGCGAGACGACGTGGCTGAGTTACAGTTAACAACGAGGAGAACGCATGGCATACGTCCAACCTTCGACGCAGATTACCGGCACACTCATCACCGCCGCCACCTGGAATCAGGACGTGGTCGACAATACGATCGCGATTCGTGCAGGTGGGGTCGCGATCGCCTCGCAAGCGGCCAATGATGTGTTCTATGCGTCCAGTGCGACTCAGGTGGCGCGTCTCGCAGCTGGCACCTCAGGCCTGGTGCTGACGACGCAGGGGGCCGGCACCGCGCCCATCTGGGCGGCTGGTGGCGCAGGCGACAGCGATCAAACCGTCTTGGCAACCCAGATATTCAGCTAAGGAACAGACATGGCTACCTTCAGTAAACTCAAGCTCTCTGGCTCGACCGACGGCAAGCAGATTAAGGTCGCCGCAACCGCCACGGCTGGCACCACGATCCATACCGCATCAGCTACGGCGCTGGATGAAATATGGCTATTTGCCGTGAACAGCGACACGACGGCCCGAAAACTCACCGTTGAGTGGGGAGAGGCCACGGCGCCGGATGGCAACATCGAAGTCACGATCCCTGCTGAGAGCGGCTACCTGCTTGTCGTGCCGGGACTGTGCTTGACCAATTCGTTAGTGGTGAAGGCGTTCGCCGCCACCGCCAACGTGATCCTGATCAACGGGTACGTCAACAGGATCGCCTGATGAGACGCCAACGTAATCTTCTCGGGCCGCAAGGCATGGGCGGGATGGTGGGGCTGTGGGGCCAGTCCAGTTTAGTCGCGTCGGTGCAGCGCGGAGTGTTCACTATTGCGTTTGGTTCCACTTCGGCATCAGCGACGATTGCCGCTGTTGATCTCGCCAATGCGATTCTTATCTATACCGGAAGCACCTACAACACGGATACGTCTACCGATGAGCAATTGTTTGAATGCCGACTGACGCTCACGAATGCGACAACGGTCACAGGAAATCGCCAAAACACCGGGAATGGGTCGGATGTGGGATACGAAGTGATTGAGTTTCTGCCCGGTGTGATTAAGAGCATGCAACGAGGCACCATCTCGCTGACCGGGGCGCAGCAATCCAATACGGCCACGATTACGAGTGTGAATACTGCCCGAGCGATGATGGGCTTCCTGAACTCACAGGATCAGGATGTAAGTGGGTATGGTGCGAGATTTAAATCAACCACTGTACTTACTAATGGCACCACAGTGACCACCTTACGAACAGCTGCCGTATATACACATGCGTCCAGCTATGAAGTTGTGGAGTTTTACTAATGAGACAGCTACAGATCAAGAACGGCATCTCCCAGAGCGAGTGGAGCGGCAGTGGTGGAATGCCGATCCCACCCGATAACACATGGACATTCGTGGATGTCACGGATCGGCCAGACGCACAAGTGGGCATGACCTACGATGCAGCCACCGATACCTTCGGCCCTGCGCCTGTGGTTGTCAAAACCGTCGTCACGCCCTCGCAAGTCATCAGTGTGTTGACCGCTGCGGAGTGGCAGATCGCCACCACCAGCACGGATGCGGATGTCGTGTGGGCAATGGCACAGTTCCAGTTGGCTACACAGATCGACATAGCGTCGCCTGTCTTCTCACAGTTGATGGCTGGCTTGGTGAGCAAGGGCATTGTCACCGCCGCCCGTGCAGCCCAGATTCAGGCCGCACTTGTCGCTTTGGCGAATGCGTGACATGGACGAGCTGAGCCTCGGCGAAATCGGTCGCGCCTTGTCCCGGCTCGAGCACGGGCAAACCCTGCACGGCGAGAAGCTCGAGGAGATTCGCGCCCAGACGGTGCAGACCAACGGCTTCGTGGCGCGACACGAAGAACGACTCGCCGCGCAACAGCGGATCATCGCCAGCCTGCAGGATGATCATGGGCGCGTGGTCTGGACGGTGATCGGTCTGATCGTGACCATCGTGGCCGGCGTGACGGTGGCGTGGCTCGTCGGTCGGTCGTGACCATTGAGTCGATCTTGGACGACGTCCTGCGTCGTGAGGGCGGGTACAGCGATCACCTGGCCGACGGCGGTGGCCCGACGAACTTCGGCATCACCGCCAACGTGCTCGGGCAGTTTCGGCAGTGGGGTCGGCGCGCCACCAGGGCCGAGGTGCAAAAGCTGACCGAAGCCGAGGCGCGGGAGATTTATCGCCGGCAGTTCGTCGCAGCCCCAAGGCTGGATCGCGTGCCGGACGAGCGGCTGAGGGCGCTCCTGGTCGACTTTTGCGTTCACAGCGGCCCTGTGCGAGCGGTAAAGGCACTCCAGCACGCGCTCGACGTGCCGATGGACGGGGTAATCGGGCGGCAGACGTTGACGGCGCTGGCCGGCGCAGATGCCGAGGCGGTATATCGGTCGGTGCTTCGCGAGCGCGGCGAGCTGCTGGCGGCGATCCTGCACCGCGATCCGACCCAGCGGGTCTTCGCGGCCGGCTGGCTGCGGAGGCTGATGGAGTTTGTCTAGTGCCTCATCGCGCCACGGGCGAGTGCCGTATCACCTTGCCGGCCAGTCATCGCATCGTCTATACGCTGGCCGTAAGACGAGGCGACGAGTCGGGCCGATATTGGGTGCGGGTGAGCGCGGATGATTCGACGGGGGACGTCTATCTGTCCTGCTGGCGAGCGGCACAGACCAAAGGCGACCTCCGCACGGGTCGCGAGGAGAGGTAAACGACATGGCATATTCAACGGTGTGGGCAAGTAAGAGCCGAGCGATTCTCGACGTCGCCGAGCGCATTAAGGCGCAGTATCCGCAAGCGTGGGACGAGGTCAAGGTTCCCGGCCAGGCGTCGCGCACGTTCATCTCGCTGGTCGCGGCTGAGTGCCAGCGAACCATCAGCGCCGACATCGGCTGCAACCTCAAGCGCGGTGGGCCGGATGTGAGCCTCGACGTGTTGGCGATGCCTAATTCGAGCGGTGCTCGAGATGCCACCGGCAAGTTTCCCGGCCTCGAGCTGGTCGACATCATCGGAGGCGCTGAGGGTGGATCGAGCAATCCTGAGCCGCAGCTTGTCTGGGGCGACGTGACGCAGAAGACCATCGACGCCGGCGTGCCTGGTGGCTGGGTGCAATCGGCCGG